GAGCCGCTGAGCGCGGCGATCGAACTCCTCCGCCGAGCGCCTCGCCACACGAACTTCTCCCACGTCACGAACCTCCCCGCCCTAGTAGCGCCTTTTCAGATCGTGGTTCCGGGCAACTTCTGGGCGCACACCGGTCCGGACGAAGTCGAGGTCTCCTGTCCGTGTGGCGAGATACCGCGGATGTCGTCCGGCGTGCCGCTGGTCTGCGGCGGACCCGACTGTCCGCGGGCGTACCTCTACACGGGCAAGGACGTGCTGGTGGCGTTCAGCCCGAGAGGAACCGAGCCCGTCCCGGAGCCCGACCTGGACGAGGACTTGTGACGGTTCGGTAATCTCGGACTGAAGTCGTCTGCTTTTCCTGCAACGATTTCTGCCGACCATGAACCACGCGCCGACGCCCAGCCCGGAGCAGATGTACGCCCTCGCCGTCCGTGTCGGGGCGCTGCTGCATCGCCGCTTCGCCTATCTGCACGCCCGCCGGTACCACTTCGCGCTCGAGGACGGCTGGTCGATCGCGATCCAGGCGGAAAGTGCGGGACGTGTGCGCGTGGAAGCCTGTCGCTGGTGCCGTCCCGTCGCTACCCTGTGGTCGCGCGCAGATGACCCCGACAGGCTGGCTGGCCTCGTCATCGAGCTCGCAGGAGAAATCGACGGCGTCCTGCTCAGGGCCGCATAGGGAGCACGGCATGACAACCTCACGACGACGAGCCAATCCGCACCGAACACAGGGCAGCCGGTCACGCTCGGCGTGACCGTCAAAGCCACCTGGTTCACGGAAGCCGTCGACGCAGAGGTCGCGGGACCTGACGTAACCCACGTCGGACGGCTCGTCGATCTCCTGGGGCCAGACGAACTCAACGTCAAGCTCGCCGCCCTGATGCAAGACGAGGGCGAACTATTCAACGCGGGGATCACGTGCCCGATCAAGGACCACGACGCCGCGTCCTGCTGTGCCTGTCCGATCCGCGAGACCGATCCGCTGGAGCCGCTTGAGCCGCTGTGCTCGCTCGGCGTGCAGCAGGACAAGGTCATCACCGCCCTCCTGGTGCACCGCCATGCCCCAGGTCGTTGACGAACCGCTCGCGCGCCAGAACCACATGCCGAAGTTCGCTTCGGTTGGCGCGCGGCGGATGCCGGTGACCAACGGCGACCGGCTGGCGATCCTCGCGGGCGAGAAGACCGAGATCCGTCACATCGCCCCCGCAGCGTGGCGGGGCACGGCGACCAAACCCCGACACCCCGGCCCCTGCGTCGTCTACACGGAGCGCGCCGATGGACTCGTCGTCACAGACGTGATCTGGGCCGATACGGCGTGGTACGAGCAGATCGCGGCGATCTCGGAGGAGAGTCTCAAGGCCGAGGGCTACGAGAGCTACGGGGACTGGATGGCCTACATGAAGCGCCGCCACGCGCCGAAGTCCGGGCAGGTGCAATTCGGCCCGATGAGCTACGTCCGCGTCACGCGCGTGCGCCGCCTGACCGCCGAGGACATCCAGGAGTTCAAGGACTACACGTACGACCGCCTCTACGGCCAGTACGCATGAGCCTGACGGCGATCGAGAAGGTGCGCGCGCGCGAGTGGTACATCCGTGGCCGTCGAGGCGGCTGCGTCATGTGCGCGCTCCGGTTGCCGGAGGACAGGGACATCGACCCGGCCTTCGGACCGGAGTTGCGAAATATCCAGGTCCACCACGGGATCCGCCAGCAGAACCTCGAGCGCCTCGGGCTCGACCTGTGGGACGAACGCCTCGCAGTTTGCGTGTGCGAGTACCACCATCGCCGCCACACCGATCGCGTGCGTCGTATCGTGCGCCAGGCCCTCCCGCTGGCCCTGCTCGAGTTTGTCGCCGAGCATGATCTTTGGCCCCAATTCGACCGGGAGTACCCCTTTGGCATCACCACCTAGAACGCCGCAGACCACGTCGACGCCGCCGCCAGTCGGGCAGCCGACCCCGCCGACGCCGAAGGGGGTCTTCCAGGTCGAGCTTCCCGGTGGCGGCCGCCTCGAACTGGAGAACCAGGACGAGGTCGACATGTGGAACGACGCCAAGCGCAAGTACGAGATCGACTACGGCTTCACACGCACGAATGACCTGATCCTCCTCGGTGCGATGTTGTCCCAGGGCATCGCCATGTACCGCGCCCAGGTCGACCTCACGTCGACGATCAAGGGCAAGGCGGCCACCGCGTCGACGCGCATCGCCAGCGCCGCGGCCGAGATCCGCGCGCTCGAGAAGGCGCTGGGCATCGACAAGAAAACCCGCGACTCGAGTTCGGGGCAGAACCTCGCCGAGTACCTCGCGATGCTCAAGCGCGCGGCCCATGCGCGCGGCGTCCATATCTCCGAGCGCACGCGGGCGTACGAGGCGTTCAACATGACGCTGCGCATGAAGATCCGCGTGTTGCGCAACGCCGACGATGAGGACCGGGCCTACGAGGGGGTCAGCGAGACCTCGATCATCCAGTGGGCTGAGGACGAGCTCGCGCGACTCGAGTCAAAGGATCAGGCATGGTCCCAGGAGAAGGGCAAGGTGTTCGTCGGCCGCCTGTAGACCTCGTCTGGCTGGTCGCGCGGGAGTTCAACGCGACCAGGCAGATCGCCGCGATGGCGCTGGCGCACGGCAAGGTGACGATCGACGATGAGGCGGTGGGTCTCGTGCACCGCTACGAGTTCACGCGCGAGGATCTCGCCGGGGCGATGCTCGGGCTGCACATGCAGCGCAGGCGCGTCTTCGGCAGCCGCCCGGCGGATCGTCATGATGCGCTGATGTCTCAGAAGCGCCCGTCGACGCGACATCCAGGCGACACGCTCGCTCAAGTTGAGACTCCAGTCCAAGGAACGCTGTTCCGGTGAAACTCGGGGTATTTGTCGACTCGAGCGGGAAGCCGGGCCGAAGCCCGCTGCCGGAGACCGAAGGTACGTGGACCTTCGACGAGGACGACTACCTCCTCTACGCCATGCTCTGCGACCCCGTCTACTGCGCAGAGCTCCTCGGCGACGATCCCAACAACCGCGAGTACGGCGGCTGCTTCACGGTCCGCGACTACCAGTACCCGCTGTTCCGCATGGACGACAACTACGCCGGGGCGACGTGCGCCCGGTCGGTGGGCAAGACCGAGTCGATCAAGTGGAAGTCGGTCTCGCACACCTTCCGGCGGATAGGAGAGAACCTCCTCATTACGGCCCCGGAGCTCATCCATCTCCTCCCGCTGACGGACGCGATCGAGGATGTCATCAGGTCGCTGCGCCTGACGCGGCAGTTCCTCGACATGCGCGGCGGGAAGACCGGCTTCACGCACCGGCCCTTCGGCGTCGACTACCTCGACGGGACGAAGATCGTCGGGCGCATCCCACGACTCACCGGCACGGGCGTCAAGGGCCAGCACCAGCCGGACCTGATGGTCGACGAGGGCCAGGACTATCCGGAGAAGGGCTGGACCGAAGTCCACGAGACGGTGCTCAAGGACCACGTCGACATCGACGGCAACCCCGACTTCTCCTACCACTTCTACGGCGTGCACTCGGGTGAGCGCGGATCCGGCTTTGCCAAGCGCGCAACCGAGGGCACGTTCAAGATCGTCCAGGTCACGGCGATCCAGCGGCCGGGCTGGAACAAGGAGGAGAAGTCCGCGGCGATGGCGGCCTACGGCGGCACGTCGAACGGCGACTACCGTCGCAACATCCTCGGCGAGCCTGGCGCTCCGGCGAGCCCGTTCTTCGTCACGGCGCGGCTCGTGGCGTGCCTCGATCAGGACCGCGACTCGGTCTACAACACGAGCGAGTACCAGTACCAGTTGATCCGCGCCGAGGAGTTCGACGAGATCGGTCTGCCGATCAGCGAGGTTCTCGACCTCCCGCTCGGGCTCAAGAACGTCTGGGGCGGGATCGACATCGGCCTGACGGAGTCGCCGACCGTCATCACGCTGTGGTCCGAGCAGAAGCACGAGGGCGTCGTGCGTCTCAAGCTCGTGCGTCGCATCCATCTCGAGCGCTGCCGGACGCGCGTGATCCGCGAGGCGCTGTACGCGATCTTCCGGGCGTTCGGCAACAGCCTCAAGGGCTTCGGGATGGATATCACCGGGCTCGGCTTCCCGATGTTTCAGGAGATGGAGGACGACGAGGCGGTGCCGCCCCGGCTGCTCGAAGTCACGCGCGGATACTTCTTCAACGCCAAGGTCCCGGTCAACGTCGACAAGGACATGGTCACCACCGACCAGCAGGGCCGGATGCGCGACCATCTCGGCGCGGCCGTCGTGGAGGAGACCGATCCGAACACCGGCCTGCCGCGCTACGTGACGATGATGGCGATGATCGAGGCGAGCACCCGCTACCTGCGCGAGTTCGTCGACCAGCGCAAGATGATGCTCCCCTTCGACACGGAGATTACGCGCGACATGCAGGGCGAGACCCAGCAAAGGGTGAAGCGGATCGCCGGGGCTCAGCGCAAGCCCAACGCCTTCCACATCCTCGACTCGATGCGGGCGATGGCGATGGTCTACCACTCCGAGGAAATGGAGCGGGCGATGGCGATGGACGAGGTCCAGCCCGTTCTCGAGTTGGCGCTGTGACCGAGCAGGCCACCGATCCGCTGATGGTCGCACTCTCGCTTCGCGTTCCTGTGCAGGACCCCGAGAAACCGCGATCGGAGTTCGCAGATGAGCTCGGGACTTTCATGCTCATCTCGGCGTTCTGGTCGGGCGAGATGAACGCGATCCGCTTCGATGCGCGCCAGGCGCTCGACGATCTTGAACTACGCTGGTCGAAGCTAACCGGGTGGGAGGGGATGGTCCGCGGCCGCACCAACGAGAGCGTCGAAGCGGCAAAGCGCGACTTCGATCCCGACCTCTGGGAGCACGTCCACTACCGCCGCTGCCAGATCCGCGACCTCGACACCGAGATCGACCGGCTCGACCGCGACGCGACGAAGGTCTCGCGCGCGTACACGATCCTGATCGGCTCGCCCTGATCGCGGGTATGCGGTAGACCTAGCAGGCGCAAGACCCTCCGACGAAAGGCGATGATGTCTCCCCAGGCGCGTACCGGCACGGCAAAGGCCGACGAAGACGACGAGGCGCAGGACGCGCAGACCGAACAGCAGGACGGCGACGTGCAGGAGGCCAGGACGGAGGGTGACGGCAGCAACGCTCACTCGATCCCGTCCTCGAGCGACATCCCGACGCCGATCGAGCCCGGCGAGGGCGCGACGAAGTTCATGACCGCCGAGGAGGCGGAGAAGGCCAAGGAGGACGACAAGGACTGATGTCCGTCATCAACTACACGGTCTGGCGCAAGGCGAAAGCAAACACAACGACCCACGTGGACGTGGCCGCCCTGCGCCTGTTCCCGGCGATCCCGTACAACGCGATCGCCGGGGCGCGCGGCCGGTAGACCGTCCCTCATCAAGACGGTGAATAGGCACCGGCGACTCAGCCGCCGGGGGCGTTGCGGAGGGCCGTCTTGTTCGGGGCGGCCCTCCGTGCTAAGCACCTGATCCGCGACCCTAAGACCACGATCCATGGTCCTTAGATCGTGGATT